CATTGACTCGTAAGAACTTTGCATAATGTCTAAGATATTTCCACGAGTGATAACTTTCTGTCCTGTGGTAGTCGCATCAGTATCGAAGTCGATAACGTCAGCATCAGCTTTCATTTCAGCTAATATCTGAGTACCTGCATATTCCAATGCTTTCTGAGCAGCTAGTTTTGCGAAGTAGTCATATACCCAATTACGGAACTCTACATCCATTGTTTCAGGATTGTGTTGTCCTTTCTTTAGAGCGATACCACGGTAAGAGTTTTCCAATACAGCCTTACAGTTTTTGAAACCCCAAGAGAAAGTTTCTACAGTCATTTCCTTCTCTGAGATATCAGCTACAGTAGAATCTGAAAAAGAACAGTCATCTCCTGTTGCAAAAGTTTGTGAAGTGACATCAAAGATTGGAACATTTACTTTGGCTTTTACGCCATCGATAAGTGTGAAGCGGTTAAGTACAGCCGCAGATTTTACCATTGCATCGATAAACAAATCTCTGCTACGGTCTCCCCATACTAAATCCTGTACATCAGGATTGGTTGCGTGAGTATTAATTCCCATTTTATATTGTTTTAAAAAATTCGTTGTTTAGTTAATTTACAAAGTATTAATAAGTTCTAGGGAAGAACTTGTTAATAAGGTTTACCTTGTCAGTAGTAATCTGCTCAAAATTGATAGTCTTGTCTTCTACTTCAACGACAACTTCTTCTGTCTGTTGTGCAGCAAATTGCTCTTCAACTTCTTGCTCGTTTACTTCTTCCTCAGCTTCAAAGTTCTCTTCTACCTTAGCAACTTCTTCAGTAACCTCCTCAGTAGCAGTAAACTCCTCTTCTACAGTTTCCTCAACCACCTCTTCGGTAGCCTCGTACTTCTCGTCTTCCTTCATCTCCTCTTCTTCTTGAGCCATTTCGCCCATAGAGTTGATGTGCTTTTGAATCATTTCTACAGCAGATTTTAAATCCTCTACTCCTGCGAACTTCTCTTCAAAAGATGTCAATGATGATAATAGAATCTCATTTTCAGATTCTAATGCTTCGATACGCTCCTGGAACTTATTAGTCATTGCCTCAAATTGAGCCTCCAACTTACCAAGTTCTTTAGCAAATGAAAATTCAGTCATTTCTTCTTTATTTGTTGGTGTTATATTAGCTGCAATCTCAATAGAGAAACCATTTATCTCTCCGTCTTTAATTGCATTGAATAATTCGTTAGACTCAATTTTAGCCTTTACGAATACTGTTCCGTTTGGAAGATCAAACCCGTAGTCCTTAGACTTATCGTTATCGGATTCCTTCATCCAAATCTCTAGCATCACAACATCGGTAGTATCGTTCTCGTGCTGTATGCCAAATTCGTTAAACAACCCCTTCTTGGAGTAGTTGTACATTATTTCTCTAATTGTATCTTCAGTAAAGCGTACATAGTAGTAACCATTCTCAGCAGACTGTCTTAGAATCTGCTTGTTAGGAATCATTATTGGTCCAACCACCTCACGCTTCTCATCGTTAGCAAACATCTCAATGCTTTGCTTAGAGAAATAAATAAAGTTTTCTTCAATAGCAGGTTTGTCTACAAGGGATATTTTATACATCCCTTGCTCAAAGTCCTCTAATGTTATGTCGTATAATGGTAAATCTTTGTCCATTACTTTTTTGCTTTTTTATGCCACTTAGGTAGCAAGTCGTTATCTTGTGTGTACTTAGGGTTGGAAGGCTTACCATTCTTTACCAGGTACATAAATGCGTTTAATCTTGCAAGTCCCCATTGTATTGCTGAAGTAACCTTCGGTGAGTGGGATGTATTGTATGCACCCATACCACGTAGGACAACACGCTTTGCAGCTCCAACACCAATCTTCTTATCCGGATACTTCTCATTATAGGTTCTTACTTTAGTCTCTATAGACTTAATAATCTTTGGAGATAGCTTTCCACCTTTTCCAACACCTTTAGGATTCTTTTCAGGAGTATCACTCTTAGGTGCCTTGGGAGACTTCTTAACGCTACCATCTTCTCCTTGAGTAGCGTAATCTTCTTTCTTCTTCGGTTTTTTAGCCTTGACTTTTCTATTGCCATACGGGAGGTTATCGATGTCAACACTAGCCTTAACTGTTCCTTCTCGGATTGATTTAGCTTTTCTAATCGCCCAATTAACGCCTGAAGTTCCTCCCCACCCCAGCCAAGCGACATAGCCTCGATCTTTCCAAGGCGTGTCCTTATACTTAGGGTCAATCTCAGCGTTTTTTCTATGGCGGTTAAACGCAGCCATCCTAGCGATAGTATCATACGATAGTTTCCTCTTTGATGCTAATTGTCTTGCACGAGTCCACCCCACAGAAGTCATTCCTTTAACTTCCTTACCATACTTCTTCTTCCACTCAAGAACCTTCTTGGCGTTGTTAGTAGCAGATTGTGGGTAGTCGTTGTAAGTAGCCATTTGTATAATCTACAATTATTTAAGTATACCTTTTACCGTTAGGTATGCATTGTCTTCATAAACTTCTCCCTCAACACTTTTAATGACTATGGTATCCGGAGTGATTCTCGATGCAGTAAATTCTTTAAGCAAGAATTCTAAATCAGCTAGTTCACTTGTAGGTATTACCATATCAAATTCTATACTAGGGCTATCACTATGTTTAATCTTTTCATCATCAACATAGAAGTCGTAGTAGTCGGTAGTGTTACCGCTAGTATCTTCTGCTAATAAATCCCAATTTTGAGTATTCTTGTTAAACAACCTACCGTTAAAAACGTGCTGTACCCCTATTGGATATATCCTTTGAGTTTCAGTTTCTAATTTAGGTCTATTTACCCTTGTTAAAGATTGAGGTGTTTTAATATAAGTTAAAAACAATGGTTTATCCACATACGCAAATTTTAACCCTATATCTTGATGTCTTGTAAACACATTGTTTGTGAAAGAAATTTCTCTAGAACTCACACCACCAGAATTTACATTCTCACTCACCTGGTTACCTAGATAATTACCTGCTATAGACCTATATAATACACCACTTTTTAGATTTACAATTAAATCAGATATACCTTCGGGATTTATTTCTTGAGTAGTTGAACCTGTTGTTAATCCGTCTTGATTTTCCTTATCGTAGAAGTGTCCAAAGTCTTTATTGTTTATACTGATATTTTTAAACTTATCGCCTCCTATAAGCAACTTAACAGATTTTAAATCATCGATGTATTGGTTTATATTTTCCGTTCCCGACCTTGCGTATTTTATAGGATCAACCCTCAATATATTCTCGCTTGTAACACTATCGAATTCGTAAAATAATCCACAATTGAAACGCTTACATATTGCTAATAATATATCAAAAGGTTTTAGTGTAGCGGTATTTTCTAAGGAGCTTTTTACATTATAAACGTCATCATCAAAATAAAGATTGTAATCTTCATTAGCTTTAAATGTAAGATTGAGATTATCGTAATCGTTAGTACCTGTAATAGTTTTTCTAAGTTCTCCTTCTCCTGCATCTGCAGTAACTATAGTATTTGCGTGAACAACGTGTTGGTCGTGAACAGTTACAGCAGTAACTCTTGTAACGCTTAATGTACCACTTACAGGCTCTAAGAAATAATTTGTGCTGTATCTACTTTCACCATTAATTAATAATTCTTCACCACTAGGTATGTATACGGTAATCTCTTGATTCCATTGCAACGTATCAGTATATCCTGTTGCTAAATCAGGATTACTTGGGTTTAATATAACATATCTTGTTTTATCGATATCGTCCCAAAAGTGGTGTCCTTGGTTTTGGTTTTGATTTGTCTTCTCACTACCACCTTGTATAGCTGTAGCATCCGATGCATCAATTTCTATAGGGTCACCATTAACATCTTCTAATCGTATTTTCTTTATAGGAAATCCATCTTCATAAACACCTAAGAACATATTAAACTTCATAGTAGATGCAGAAGGGTCTATGCTTTGAACCATCTTATCATCTTGAATCAATGGTATGTCTAAAGTTAAATCGTCTATAGTAGCACTAAGACTACCGCTATCGAATGTTATAGCAGCGTTGAAAGACATATGTGGTGCAAAGTAACCTCTGTCTCCTGCGATAACAGATTCAAAATCTGAATTGTTTGTATCACCAGGGTCAACAGGATAGTAACCTCTTTTTAAATGATTTCCATACGCTGTTTGAGATGAGACAGGTAAACCGACATCGCCTAATGACGTATAGTTTCCAAATGTCTCAGCACCGTAGTAATAATCTGTGGTCATTAACTTACCAACGGTAGGGTCATCCCTCTTGAATTCAGTAAACATATCCTCATTGATACCAGCACAATAAGGCATTTGGTTTATCTCAAATTCTCTAGTATTGACAGTTTGTTTAGCTTGTAACTTTGAAGGGATAAGCATATGTAACTTTTCTGCCTCAAAATCAGGTATAGCCTCTGTAATATTTAATCCAAATAACGCACTATCTACCCTAGTCTCAAATCCCGAATCCGTTAAGTACCTACCCAAGTATTCTAAGAATAGCTTTACACTAAACACAGGAACAAATCCTGTTCTATCCATACCTGCGCCATACTCCGTAAATTGTCTAGCACCATATCCGAACTTATCCAAGTCCCCACAAAAATCTATGTAAGGGAAGATAATAGGTCTGGTGTATGAAGGGTTGGTATTTAATGTACCTGCTTCTCCTCCGGTGGCTACCGTATCTTTGAAAGTGTCAAATGTATTATCTGCGTTATAGTATGTTTTATAGGCAGCATTTGTAGAATCATACAAGGTAGATAGTGATACATCCTTTAGGTCATTAATAAACTTGCTAATGAAGTCTATCATCTTAACATCTATGTAAGGCTCATTGCTATTATACTCTATAGATGTGACATTAAGCATACCTCGTATGACAGTATTTGATGTACCAAAAGCGGTTAGCTTAAAGAAGTAGTCTCCTTTTGGAAAATCATCCTTATCAGAAGTAAACGGATCGTAACCAAATCTATTTGCAGTTTTGTTGAGGTCAGTTAAAGGTATCTTTAAAGTGGTAAAGAAAGGTAGTTTTACTGAATCTACATCTAGATTGTCGTAGAAGTCTACGCTGTATTCTAGTTCCGAATCAGGAAACAAGTCTACAGAATAAAAAGTATTGTTGTCCGTACTTATCTCTAATTTGAAATCCATACTATCGTGTTGCGATATTAAATTCTAATGAAGACTTAAACTTGTTATTTAAAGTTACAAAAGTATCCTCACCGAAAGATACTAGGTAGGCTACCTCGTCACAATCGTCTTTAAAAACTGTCCAGGTAGTAGTGAGCAATGTTTTTATATCACCATTAAAAACCCTTCTCTTATTGTCTGTAATCAACCTAAAGTCTAAAGAAGTCTTGTAAGGTCTATAACTTTCGGAGTAGGTGGATACGCTTACTAGATTTTCTATCCGGTAGCTTTTTACATCTTCGGTTAGCAGGTCGTTAACCACATCAAAGTTGTAAGCAATAGTAGGTGTGAATGATGCTGGTATGCTTGAGTATATGTTGGTGTCTACTTTAAATGTTGTACCTGTATTTGTACATACACCTACCGCACCTTGAGTGTCGGATATTTTAAAGTATGCAACATCACCCACATCGGCAATATCGTTAGCAGTAGTTATCACACCGTTAGAAAATGTACAAGCACCTGTGTTAGCTGCTGATGGACTATTTAGCCCTAAGAATTTAAAGTTACCCATTATATTCTATCGTTTCTATCTCTTAGTCTACGCTCTGTTTCATTGCTTCTAAGGTCTTTGCTAGACACAAATGCTCTTACAGGCTTACTCGTTTGTATTGCTGTTGAGGTAGTAGCCTCCGCAATAGCCTTTAGGTAATCTACACTTTCGTTAGCTTGTGCAGCTACTAAACCACCTTGAGCGAATTTATATGCTCCAGCTAATGGTCTAACCTTTTGAGAGTCGTTTATCCTCTCTAATAAGTCTCTATGCATAGCGGTAGCTCGTTTGTTTACTATAAACTCACCGCCTTCCATCTCGTAGCCTCCTTGACCTTGAACAGTAAATGGCACACCGCCTTCTGCGTGGCTTGGACCGCTTACCATACCCCCTTGCTCAAACTGCTTAGGGAAGAACTTTCTTTGGTTGATAGCAGCTATCTCTGCTCCGTAAGCAACTGTTGCGAAACCACCAGTAATAGCAGCCTTTGTTAGTACACTTACAGGATCAGCAGTTTTGTCGTAAGCGATAAGCGTAGGTACAATAGATGCTAAAGCCACTAGGTAATCTATAGTTGCATCGTTTTTATCTTTCTTTTTTTCAGAATCAAATATCTTTTTATCTATACTATTCTCCTTAGCTATCTGCGCTCTTCTAAGTTCTAATTGTTTTGTTCTAAACTGAGATTCAGTTATTAGCTGATTGTCTAGTTGTGACCTTAGTATATCCTCTTCTACCGAGTATCTATTAGATATAGCATCTTTTTCGGATTCAAGTCTATTGGTAGTATTCTCTAAAGCTACATCATTGAAATCGGACAAAGCATCTGCTGCTGTTTTTAAACCCTCTTCAATAACATCTCCTAATTTAATTTTTTCAAATTCTTTAAGATTGTTTTTTATGAAATCTATAGTTTCTAATAGGCTCTTTGTTGTTAAGTCCATTGTGCTTTTTGCTGCCTTCGGAAGACCTACAGAAACTTCTTCCGCTGCACCTTGAAACACTTTCTTTAAATCTTTTACAAACTCAGAATTTTTTCCGTATAGTTTTTCTGCCTCTGAAATAATATCTTCTGCATTTCCAAATAACGCTGTAAGTAAATCTACTTGTAGCAAAAACTGCTCATCAGATATTCCCTCTGATAAATCTTCTTTTATTATTTTCTCTTGCTCCTTTATAGCATCTATAGCATCTTTTAATTCGTCTTTTAATCTTTTCTGTTCTTCTTTAGTACGAGATTTTCTTTTGTCTGCCAATGTTTCTTCAGATACATCTACAGAAGTTATTTTTACTTTAAGGTCTTCTAATAAAGCTATTCTTTTGTTTAATATATTTAATGTTTCGAAATCTTGTTCTTTTGTCGCTTCAAAAGTTTGTTTCTTTAAACTTGCTATTTCCGATTCTATACCTTTCGTAAGCTGTAGCTTTTCCTCTTCTACCTCTATACCCTCTCTTGTTAAAG